CTTTAGGTTTATTTTTAAGGCTATTTTCAAGACGTCCTGGTTTAGTTGTTACACCTTTAAGTCTATCTTTTTGTTTTTCTCTTACAATAGATTCTTTTCTTGTTAATTTTTTTTCAGCCATAGTTATTTCTCCTTTTTTAGTTATCACACTGGCATCTTTTGCCAAGTATTTTTTCTACTATGTGTTTAATAAATTTTTTAATTTTTTTTATCATTATTTTTTTCTTTTAACATTTTACCTATTTTTTTAGCTGCGTCTTTTGATCCTTTATCTTCATTATTTTTAAATAATCTTTTAATGTTTTGAACTGGTCCTTTACTACCATCTTTAAACCCAGGTACACCTCTACCTTTTAAAATATCTTTTTTAGTAACTTTACCATCACCAGTTAAATCAGGAAAAGACTTTCCGCCTTTTTTATACATCTGTCGACCCATCATACCGCCACCCATTTTAGAAACTCTGTTTACTGTATCTTTTAATTTATCTAAAGCTTTATCTGATTTTTTAAATGTTTCTTTTAAATTAAATCTAGCTGCATCTAGTTTTGATTTTGCTGCGCCTTGTTTAACTTGTTCAACTGTCTTACCACCTGTTTTTGAAAAAGGTTTAACAGATTTAATTGCTTTACTACCTGCTTTTAATGCTTTGTAACCGTAACTTAAAATTCCCATTATTTTTTTACTCCTTTAAATATTTGTGTTCCCTTTATACCATAAATACTAGCAACTACAAGTATCCATAAATTTGTAAACCATTTAGGGAGTTCTGAGAACATTTCAAAAAATAGCTTTACTTTGTCCATTGCTGTAGGGTCATCCGATACCACTGCCCAAGCTAAAATTGCTATAGGTGTGCTTAATATAATTAAAACCGCCTCATCTTTCCAATCTGATTGTCTAGACTCTAATAATTTGCCTTGATAAGCTTCATCGCCTCTAGCCATCTTTTCTGCGTGCATTAATTGTGCATCAGACATAGCCATTTTTGTTTTTTGACGATTAGCGTAGATTTTACTTCCAGCAGAGAATGCTAATTTTGCTAAACCAAACCAAGCCATTATTTTCCAACCTTTCGCATAGCTTTATTATGTGATTTATTAAAAGTCATGCCTTTTTTCATATCTTTTTTCATTGATGCCATATGTTTTGTTGTATGATGCTTTTTATGTTTCTTTAAAGTGTTTTTTTCTTTTTTATTAATCATTAATTGTCCTTTTTAAGTTCACTTGTTAAAATTGTTTTCTTAATAGACGTGTCAGATCTTAATTGTGCTAGTTCTTCGTTCTGATCTAGCTTCTCATCTACGTTTTGTTGGTTCATCATGGCTTTCATACGGTCTAAGTTAATTCTATCTTCACCTTCTTGTTTTTTTCTGTTGTTCTCTTGTGCTTGAAGGTCTAATTCTCTAGCTCTTAACATTGCAATAGGGTCATTTCCAAATTGTGAAGTAATTTTTTTCTCTTCGTTCATGTATTCTTCCATCATTTCAGAAATTAGTACAGCTTTTCTAGCTTCGATACGTTGTTGCATAGCCATAGCTTGTTGTTGCATCTGTGGATTCTGTTGTGCCATCTGCATCATCTGTGCTAGTTGTGGCAACTCTTGTCTAAACTCTAATTCGATCTGTTCTTGTGCCATTAAACTAATATGTTCTAAAATATTTTTTTGTATAGACGCTCCAACTGCAGGTGCGTTCTTAACCATGTTTGTTTCTAAGAAATTTAAGTGAGCAGTAATGTGTGATCTATGATCTTGACCAGGGAAAGCTTGAAAAGGTTTTCCACCTAATGCATCGATATGTTCTAATGCAGGATCTTTTGGTGTTGGTGGTTGTGGTCTAATTAAAATAGAGTCAATATCTTTTACACCTAACGCTTCATACATATTTCTATACACTTGATACTGATTGTGTAGTTGTGGATTGGACGAAGCCAGTTGCATTTCCGTTTGGGCTAGGGAGATTCTCTGAGTTTGAGAAAATATGTTTGGATCTGCAACCGGCAATATATCTACTCTATCATCGAAGTCTAATTGCTTGACTTGTTTTTGACCGCCGACAATATCGTATGGATAGATTGGAGGTAGATATAACTTGAAAACTCTTGCTAATAAATTAAATTCTTTTTTCATAGAGGCATACAATCTTTTATGTATGGCAGACATTGTTCTGCTCCCTCTTTCAAGCATAGCAACTGTCGTGCCCACTGCAGCTTGCTGATTCCCGTCTCCCACTTGCAGATCTGCTATTGAAGCGAATCTTTGACCTGCTTGTACCACGACACCCATAAGCGATAATAAGGTTTGCGATGGTTCCTTAAAAGGAAGAGGCATGAAAGCATCTCTAAGAGATCCACCAGGAGCATCTACATCTCTAAACTCTCCAGGTTGAATTGGTTGATTCTCGTCTCTCATTTTTATACCACGCATTTTAAATCCGGCAGGTAAGTTTGATAACGTTCCTGCATCCAACAATGATCTTAAAGCTGATGTTGCTGTTCTAGATAATCCACCAATCATGTGAATTAATCCAAAGCCATAAAAGCCAAGTCCTGGTAAAAATTTAAAGTGTACGAAGTAATCTATTTTGTTTTTTAAAGGATCTCCTATTTCATAGTTTCTTCTAATAGATAAAGTTTCTCTAGATCCTTCTTCAATGGTAACGATGTACGGTAGTTTAATTCCTGTTGGCATACCTTCTGCATCAACATCATTAAATCCGTCTATGTCTAAGTTTACGTGACACTCAAGAAGATTAAAAATTCTTTCATCTCTACCTTTTCTTGTGCCGTCTAGTTCTCGTTCTTTTTTTTCTATATCTGATTCATTTACATAAGAAGGATTTAATTCTATATCTCTATAAAAACCTCCTACTTGTTGTTTACGTAATTCGTTTTCAGAAATTTTAACAACGTGAATAATTGATTCTGCATCATCTAAAGATGTAGCTGTGTAAGGTACAACTAAATCATCAGCTGGTACAAATTTAGAAACTGCTCTTTGCATGATCTCATCATAATAAACTTTTTTAAATGCAGATCCTGATAGTGGTAAATAAAATAACATTTGATCAAGTTCAGCTTCATACTCTTTCATCTGATCCATGATTTGATAATTCATAAAGTCTTTGACTCTCGCTGCTTGCTGCTCTCTTTCAGCTGAGATCTGACCTATGATCTGTGTACGTACAGGTCCACCTGCTGGTAACAATTCTTTATAAGCAAGTGCTTGAAATTGTGTAACTGCTTCGGCTAGTACAGGATGTGTTGCACCTGATGCACCTTTGAATGGTTCTGTTTTACTTTCGTATTTAAATCCTAATAAATCTAATCCTGATGTATAAGATTTTTCCCAATCACTTCTTGAAGATTTATAGTCTTCGTAATTAGAAAAGAGTTCCGAGCCTATAGGGGCGAGGACATTCTCTGGTAATAATTCTGCTAAGTTTGCAAAGTGCCCTTCGTCTTGTCCAGGGTTAACTTGCGATGGATCAAAGTTAACATCAACACTTCCGTCTTCGTTCTCTTGAACGTCAACAGGTTCTTGAGGATCTTTTTGTTGTTCCTCTAGCTCGATGTTAATATCTTCTTCGTTAGGTATATTTATAGTTTGCTCAACGTTTGGAAGAGCCTTGTCCATATCTGCCATTTATTTTCTCCAATCGTGCGACCTTAACCTTTTTAATAGGAATATTCAAGCCCTGTGGGTTAGGTCCTCTTTTCGGTGGTGTAGTCTTGGTTAATTTTTTCATACTACCAATAGTAACTATATTTTCTAGGAGGTGATTTCTCTTCCTCATAATCTTCAGGGTGAGTTATTAATCCTCCCTGTCTAAATCTCATAACAGCTTGTGTCATAGAGTCAACTAAATCGTCATGATCTCCATAAGGGAAAGCAGCACACTCTTCCATAACCTCTTGTGCAAATTTTTTATCTGTTGGAGCCCATATCATACCACTTTCAAATAATGGTGCAACAGAATTAACTCTAGTATGCTTATCATTTCCTTTTGATGGTGTGAAGTTGACTACAGGTATTCCCATAGCTCTAAGCTCATAAGTAAGTGGTAGTCCTGATGCCTTAGCCTCAACTAACACAGTTTCTGGTTGCCAGTAGTCATACTGTTCTTTCGCTACTCGTCTCAACTCAGGAAATTCTAGTCTCTCTTTCATAGCGTCGAGTAAAATTAAATTAGCTGGTGAATCCTCATTCTCTTGAAACACGCCCCACGTTGTAATGGCAGAGTAATCGGCAGTTTCTTTTTTCATGAAAGCAGTATCGTAAGATTGGATAACATGTTTTAAAGAGGGTAAACTATCCTTGTCCCAATTCTTCCACCACTCTCTTTTTATAATTGCACCTTCTTCAGAAGAAGGATTCTGCATCCACTGTGCATTCCACTTACCAACTGACAGTGATGCTTTAACAGCTTCAAGTTCATCTAGTTTCCAGTAGCCTGGCCAAACAGGTTTCTTACTTGGCAAAATTGCTGGGAACTCTACTACTTCCCATTTATCAGCTTTGATTTCTTTTTGTGATTTTAATAACATACCTGTTAAATCTTTTGTATTCCATCTGGTCATTACACAAACAATTTTACCACCTGGCTGTAAACGTTGTCGAGGACCTGATGTATACCATTCATATGCTCGCTCAAGAGCTTGCATGTTCATAGCATCTTGCTCCGAGTGTGGATCATCTATAATTAATAAATCTGCACCCCGACCTGTAATCGCTCCACCAACACCAGCAGCAAAGTATTCTCCACCTTGTGCAGTTTCCCAACGTCCAGCAGCTTTACTATCTTCTTGTAATCTAGTTTGAAATACCTTCTGGTATTCTTCACTATCAATCAGGTTCTTAGCCTTACGACCAAACCTTACAGCAAGTTCTCCGGTGTGGGTTGTTTGAATTATCTTTAGCTTGGGAGTACGACCTATCATCCATGCAGGTAATAGGGATGATGCGAACTCAGACTTAGTGTGTCTTGGTGGCATGTTTACAATAAGTCTTTTAATCTTACCATTAGCAAGATCGTTAAATTTTTTTGCAATAATTTTATGATGGTGACCTTCAATGAAATCAGGCCATATGTACTTAACAAAGCTTAAGAAGTCGTTTTTTATTCCGTCTTCTTTCTTTTTTTCTTCCAACTGTAAATACATCTTCATGAAGTCTTTACGTATGTCAGCAGGTAGTTTTTTTATTTTTTCTAAATCGATTTGCATTTTGAAAAATTTTTTGCAGAATTTTTTTACACTTCTGTTTTTAACGATTATTGTTGTACTACTTATTGTTTTATAAATCAATAATGATTTTGGGAGCTTTAAACGTATAGATCCGACTATATATACTAATATCTACAATACATATGGTTAATAGGTAATTAAGCAATAGATGTCCTACGGACTTTGACATGGCGTTGGTACCTCTATCGGTACCAACGTAAAAAAATTCAGGCGCCACGCACAAAAAAACCCCCACGCTGTCGAGCGTGGGGGTGGGGGTAGCGTGTGGCTATGTGTGTTGACTATCTGTCGTAGAATTTTTGCAAGTGATTACTTTTTTTATCATCATCACTTGAATAGAGATACACGCAACCTAGAACGCCTAACGCCATAACACAATATAACATAGGCTTTAATAATGTAGGATCTGCGATTGCTAACATTATTAAACAATTGTTTATAATTGTTATTAATCCGAATTGTACTTTACGCATTAGTTACCTCTCGTTTGGTTATCGATTGATTGTATGTTTTTATTATCTTGTTTTATTCTCTCGTTAAAATCTTGCTCTATTT